GGGTAGAACAGGTAAGATCGCCCAAGATATGGGCACATGGTTTAAGAATACTATGGAAAATAACGGAAATAAATACGTACATCTAAAGAAATTTAAGAGGGAGTTGCTACGTAAAATACCTAACCCTGGCGAATTGGAGCAAACAGTCAAAGCTATGGAGGACTCTGGCTACATCGAAGTAAAAGATGGAGTTGTTTTCCCTAAAGCACTTGAACATGTTTAAGGTAATATGATACAATGCAAAGTTCGACCCTCTACAAACAATACAATCTTAAAGGAGAAACAATGAAGATAAATATAGACTACTCGCGTGATAACCTCTTGACAACAGCAGGTAAAATGATACTAAAAGACAGGTACATGTTACCTACAGAAGCAAGTCCACAAGACGCTTTCGCTAGAGCATCAATGGCTTTTGCTGATAATGAAGCACATGCTCAAAGGTTATACGACTACTCGAGTAAGCTATGGTTTATGTTTGCTACCCCTATACTTTCTAATGGTGGAACTACAAGGGGGCTACCTATATCTTGTTTCTTAAATTACGTAGACGATTCTAGAGAAGGTTTAGCAGATCACTATACTGAAAACATTTGGTTGTCTAGTATGGGCGGTGGTATTGGTGGATACTGGGGTGATGTTAGATCACAAGGTATGGCTACTAGTATTGGTAATAAAACTACAGGAGTAATACCTTTCATGCACGTGGTTGATTCACAGATGACTGCGTTTCATCAAGGTGCAACAAGACGTGGTAGCTATGCGGCTTACATGGACATATCTCATCCAGAGATTGTTGAGTTTATTGAAATGCGCAAACCAACTGGCGGTGACATCCATAGGAAAAACTTAAACTTACATCACGGTGTAAACATATCTGATGCTTTTATGGAAGCAGTAGGTGATGGCAAGCCTTGGGATTTAATTGATCCTCATACTCAACAAATTATAAAAACTTTAGACGCTAGAACTTTATGGATTAAACTTCTTGAAACAAGAATAGCTACAGGAGAACCTTATATTTCTTTTGTTGATACAGTTAACAATGCTTTACCTCAGTCTCAAAAAGACTTAGGTTTAAAGTTTAATCACTCTAATTTATGTTCAGAGATTACATTACCTACTTCAATAGATAGAACTGCAGTATGTTGTTTATCTTCTACGAACTTAGAGTACTATGATGAATGGAAAAACGAGCCGTTATTCATTGAAGATTTAATTCGCATGCTTGATAACGTGCTAGAATCTTTTATTAATAATGCTCCGCAGTATATGTGGAAAGCAGTTAATAGTGCAAGACATGAACGCGCAATAGGGTTAGGAACAATGGGTTTACATACCTACTTTCAAAAGAGATCCTTACCTATTGATAGTCCTATCTCTAAATCTATTAATGAAGATATCTTTAAACATATAAACAAACAAGCTCAACTCGTAAACTATAAGTTGGGAACTGAGAGAGGTTCCCCTTCAGATATGGAAGGTACAGGCAAAAGACACTCCCATGTGATAGCTATTGCACCTAATGCTTCATCTTCTATTATCTGTGGGGGTACGTCTCCGTCAATAGAACCCATGCGAGCAAACGCTTTTTCTCAAAAGACTTTGACAGGTACATTTGAAATACGTAACAAGTACTTAGAGAGAAGGTTGATAGAACTTAATAGGAATAACAAAGAGGTTTGGAAATCTATTACTACTAATGGTGGTAGTGTACAACACTTTGATTTCTTATCAGACGAAGACAAAGAAGTATTCAAGACTGCTATTGAGATAGATCAAAACAGATTGATTGAATTGGCAGGCGATAGACAGAAGTACATTTGTCAATCACAAAGTCTTAATATATTTTTACCACCTGATGTAAACTCTAGAGAGTTACATTTAGTACACTATAAAGCATGGAAAAATAAAGTTAAAACTTTGTATTACTTAAGAAGTCAAGCTTTAAAAAAGGTCGAGAACTTGACTACTAAAATAGAACGAACAGTGAGACCTGATTATAAACAACAAGAAGAAGAGACTTGTGTCTCTTGCGAAGCATAGGAGAATAGATGTCAGTATTTGAAGGAAGAGAATATTATAAACCGTTTGAATATCCGTGGGCGTTTGAAGCTTACGATCAACAACAAAAGATGCACTGGTTACCCAGTGAAGTACCGCTACATGAAGATGTAAATGATTGGAACTCTAAGATGAATGATGCGGAAAAGAATTTAGTAAAACAAATTCTAACATTTTTTACACAGGGAGATGTAGACATTGCACAAGCCTATATGGATGTGTATATGCCAATGTTTAAAAAACCAGAGGTGCGTATGATGTTATCTGCTATTGCTACATCAGAAGCTAACCATGCGCACAGTTATTCTTTATTGAATGATACTATAGGTATGGACGATAGAGAGTACAAAGCTTTCCAAGAATATAAAGAGATGGCAGACAAGCATAACTATCTTTGGGAAAGTAAAGGGGGCACGGAAAATCAAAAAGCTATTAGAGATATGGCTGTGTTCTCTGCGTTCGGAGAAGGCTTACAATTGTTTGGCTCATTCATTATGTTATTAAACTTTCAAAGGTTTGGTAAGATGAAAGGCATGGGGCAGATTGTTGCATGGTCTATTAGAGATGAGAATCATCACGTTGAAAACATGATTAAGTTATTTCATACTATACTAGATGAGCAGCCCGAACTTTGGAATGATGAGTTCAAGAAGTCATTGTACGATATATGTAGGGATATGGTAAACCTCGAAGAGAAGTTTATAGACTTAGCATTTGCTCAAGGTCCTGTTGAAGGACTCACTGCTGATGATGTTAAAAAGTATATTCACTATATGGCAGACAGAAGACTGTTACAGCTAGGACTGAAACCTAATTATGGTGTAAAAGAAAACCCATTAGATTGGGTAGACTATATAGTTAATGGACAAGCACACGAGAATTTCTTTGAGACTAGGTCTACTGAATATGCTAAAGGTGCAGTACAAGGTGACTGGTCTGATGCATTCTAGTATTGACTTTATTAAAATAATGTGTTATAATTATATTAAGTTTAGTGGGGGGCACAAAGAACCTTTCGAGCCTTAGATGGAATATTTAAGGAAAGTTTGGGGATACTCAACTTCCACACCGAGTGAAGGGCAGATTGAAAAGTCTGCCCTTTTTTTATTATAGGAGAACAAATGAATCAATATCAATACCCACACTCTACCCCTTACGATAGCCTTGCAAAAACGCTATACCTGTCATTCACTGATTTTCAATTGACTAAACGTAACAAATTTGATAAACTCCCTATCAAAGATAAGGACTATTGGAGAGCCTTAGCTGAAATATCTAAACGGGAGAACCTATGGAAAACATGAAGAACACAGTTTTTGGAATAACAAAAAACTCTATCAACTCGCTTGTAAATATGTTTGGTAGTTCTGTATCAGAACAGAATGAAGAAAGTCTAGAAGACTTTGCCAAGACAGAATATAAAGAAGATTGGCAGTGGGCTTTGTCTTATTACAAAAGCAACAAATCTTTTCCTCGTAACTATATAAAGTACTAGGAATAAATCAGACGAACTGGGTAGTGTAAACTACCTAGTCCTGTTCTGAGAACTCATAAAAGAAATTATTATCATCCCCTGCAGTATACTTAGATTTATTCTCAACACCATATTCAATAGTAGATACCTTATAGTCTGGGAACCTCATCTTCTTTGGGGATAAAGACTTATCATAAAATATAACCCTGTTATTAGGCTGAGCCGCAAAGTGTCCGTTGTCTAATTGTATAATATTGAAAGACTTATGTTGTGTAGGTACTTCAGAATACCCAATATCTGGTATGTTATATTCAGGATGACAACTATCTATAGTATATAAATACTCCCCATAATAAAAATTCCCGTTTGGAGCCTTGTATTTACATTTCCCCGACCCAACACTCACCTTTTGTATAACTGAGATGTGGTAGCTAAAACAATCCCAAAGCTCTAGATCCTCGAGCTCCATCTGTTCTTGCGTTTCTTTCCAGACGAATGCCGATATAGGGAGTTTATCGTAGAGAGCGCCCGTTTCGTAGAGATAGGTCTCAAAGTATAACGCACGCCCTTGGATTGATTTGGCAGTAATCCATATACCTGGTTCATACTCACCGTGCCCCCTCTCAAAATCATAGAGATACTCCTTTTTAACAAGGACTTCAGTTGGCGGAACATTAGCTACTAAGAACGCCACTAATGTGCCAACACTCTAATAATATAAGATAGTTTTTCTGCACGGTGCGGTGTCTGCATAGCCCAACGAGAGTCTAGCATTTCATCAGATGCAATTTCGTACTTCCTTTGAGACAAGTTACTTAAGAATTTTTTAAATTTACCAACTCCACTTTCGCCAAGTTGGAATACCATTTCTATAAGAACTTCTCTAACGATACTTTCGTGATCGTCAAGATCGATATCATTGCTTTGAGCAACGCGCATAGCCCCTTGACGAGCGTTTTCCAGATCCAGTTGAAAGGTTTCTTCAAGATCTTCCACGCTGTATTCAATACCTTCTTCATATTTGTCCTCCTTAGTTATCAAATGGCCCCAGCCTATAGTGGCTTTGCCAAGTGAATCTAAATATACGGAACTCCTAAAGCCCTCATGTTCCTTTACTCTCTCCTCTAAATTTTTTTGCATTTATATATTCTCCTATTTCTTTTTTGTTAGTAATCCCATAGCACCTTTAGCTCCTTTGATACCAAAGCTGGCTGAACAGGCTATGTATAATAAATGTTTGTAGTAATCAGGTAATGAATGTAGTGCTTCAAATCCTGCTTTAATGTGGGGTGTCCATCCAGGAATAAATACTAGTACCGCAGGAACTAACAGGCATAATAAAATTACCTCGTCTTTCCACGAGCCTTTCATCTGATCTACAGCTGAAGCTTCCCAAGATATTTTACCTGCAATCTGTTGCTCCTTTAAACTTTTCTGCGCTTTAATTTCTGTCAAAGCTAGATCTGCTTTAGCTTTTTTAGTCTCGACAAATCCTTTGACTGTATCTCCTAGTAAAGATGTTAGCGGACCTATTAATAAATTAAACATTAAGATACCTTTCTAAATTTTTTAGTTTTCTTTTTTATGTTTTTAGGTTGAGCCACAAACTGTTTACCTTGGGCTTTGCCTTTTCTCTTTGCAGCAGTAGTTGCTGCATACTCACTTGATGATAAATTTTTTATAGCAGATGAAGGTAAGTATCTTTCACCTGTAGCTTTAGGTCCTTGAGTAGAAGGCTTGCCAGATTTAGTTCGCCACTTCTGTTTAGTCCATGACTTAAGACTTCTTTGTGATTTTTTTAGCGCCATGACTTTTCCTTATGCTTGTCTTTCCTTTTTTAAAAATGTTAGCAACTTTGTTTTTACCCATAACTTTAGCCCTTTGTTCTCCAACAGTAAGGATTTGAACTTTTCTTGCAAACGGTTTCTTAATCTTCCGTACTTTTGCAACCGTCTTTTTTGCGTCAGTCGGAGTAGCAAACTTGATACTAACAGTGTCTTTCGGATTCTCATCTGTGTATAGTCTTCTTCCTGATCCCTTAGGTTTCTTACCTGTACCTACTTTAGGATCAGCCATTTATACTTTTTATAAATGTCATGACTTATAGCCACCACCCTTAGCCTTATATTGTTTGGCTAACATTTGTGCTTTTCTTGCTGACCATTGTCCAGGGGCACCACCTTTTCCTCCAGCTTTAATCCTATTGAATAAAGCCTTACGCATCGTAGGTTTAGTATAGTTACCTGCTTTGTTTACAGTAGATTTTTTAGTCTTTGAACTTGTCATATAAAGCCTTTACAAATCCTCTCATTACAACTTTTTGTTTAGGACCACCCTCTCCTCTTCGTTGAGATAGAATAGCTTTCTTTATCCTATCAGCTTTAGCTCTAGCTCTAGATCCAGGAGTAGAAAACTTTTTCTTCTTGGGTTTCTTTTTTGTACCATTCTTTGTTTGCTGATACAAACCAGCCCTAGCTATAGGCATTAGGTTTTCTTTTTCTTAGCCTTCATTATTTTTTTCTGAAGAGCCTCTGGTAATTTCTTTTGTCCAGCAGTTAAACCTGCCTTAGCCATTGTCTTCATCATATTCTTCTTTGGTGGTCTGCCCTTTTTACTTCCGTATGTTCCTGGTCCTTGTGGCATTACATTTCCTCCTTAGTTTTAGTATGATACTTTTTACCATTCCAAGTAAATTCTTTAGCACCTTCATTTCTGAAGTGTCTAAAAGCTTCTCCGAAAGATACGCCACCTTTAGATACTCCGACATTATAGTTCTTATCTTTTTTGCCAGCTTTAGGAGATTCTTTTTTCTTTGGTGCTTGTAAAGATGGAGGACCTTTAGAGCTAGGAGTTTTTTTCTTTGGAAAAGTTTTTGAATCTTT